GGCAACAGATGCAGCAGCTAACTTCTGTGGCAAGGTTGCGCCCTGTGCCCAGCCGTCTGAGATGGCTTTGTACATATTTAAGCCCGCTTGCGCCATGACAAACGATTGCGACAAGGCAAATAGACGCTTGTAACTGCTCGACGTTTCGCCAAACATGATTTTGCCCATGTTGGCGACACTATCGATAATGCTTGCTGACTGTGTCGCTTGCAGCTGATAACTCGCGTACCAATAGTTTTGCTCGGCTTTCGCTTTGGCTCTTTCCGTTTGTTCAACGGTGGCTACCTCTTCAGCTTTGGCTTTTTTGATAATTTCAAGACGCTGATCTAGTTGGTTTTGCAAGTTTTGCAACTCGCTGGTGCCGTTAAACTCCGCCATCATGCTATTATATGGATCAGCAGCGCTTTTACGGGCAAAATGAATTTCGTTGTTCATTTGCCCTGTCATGGCTTCGCGTAATGTGGCTATTTGCTCTGGGCTGATATCAGTACGACGGTCATTGGCTAAAACCTTGGCTTGATAATCTGCTCGAATTTTATCAACGGCTGAAGTTTTATAGCTATTGATGGATGCTAGTTCATCTTCAAACCCCTTTCGCGCTTGTTGCAATGCAGCTTGCTCTTTGGCATTAATCTCATTGATTCTTGCCGTGACAAGGTCTTTGTGCAAGCCAACGGTAAGCCTAGTTTCACGTCTTTCGATTTCAGCATTGTTTTTAATGCGCTCTTCTTCAGTCTGCTGCCATTCTGTCGCTCTTTGGAATTTGACATCATATTCAAGCTGTGCTTTATCGTTGGCATTTTTATAACGGGCATTTTCCTGAACGATTAATTCACTTTGAAGTTTGGCGTTTTTGACTTTGGCAATTTCTTCAAGGTTGTTTTGATGTTCAATAAATCGCTTTTTGTCATCATTGGCATACTGGGCTTTAAGTCGTGCTTGCAAGTCACGCTGCTCTTTGGCAGCTCGTTCAGCTTCTTTAGCTTGTTGCTGAGCATCTTTAGCGGCTTCTGCTTGTTGCTGTGCGATTAGCTGCGATGTTTCATCCTGCGCTCTTGTATAAGGTGATTTGATACCGCTTGAACCACCTTTAATACCTTTTGATGCTGGTGATTGGTGCAACAAGTCAACCGACAAGCCATCAGCAAATAAAATGCGCTGAACGTAACCACCGCCTTTGCTATCGTAGAATGACTTAATGTCTTTGATAGCAACTTTGGTGGTGATAGGCGTTCCCACTGGCATAGCAAAATCGATGCCGCGATGGTATTTGGATGCGCCCTCAACGCCAATGTTACCACGATAACCGTAATCCGATGTTTTGCGATAGGCGGTCAACGGTTTGCCATCAGCTTGGAAGCGTGCTAATTCAGCTGAAGTTAATCGACGACTACCACCAGACACACGAATATCCAAATGCGCGCCACTGCCAATACCACTATTTCCGCTGATACCAACCAATCTAGCTTGTTCATTTGCTAGTTTTGCCGTAGCTTTGGCATTTTTTTCTTTGGCTTCGGCTTCGTCTTTGAGCGCTTTGCCCGTTTTGCCCGTGGCATTTTTTAGTTTTTCGGACTGGATGTTTAAGTTAGTTAAAGTGCTAACCAAATTACTACCAGTCGGATTTGTCCCTAGTTTGTTAACTTTTTCCATCAGCCCATTGGTCGCATCGATGCGCTGCTGGATTTGTACCGCAGTAAATGCCACGTCAGCGCCCATTCTGACAGGCGTAAAAAACGCATTTTTTGCAAGCTGTAATGTGGCAAATGGGCTTTTAAAATCCACACCATCGGTTATTTTGCCCAGCTCCGAAAACGCTGTATGTAACCCGCGTACCCCGTCAATCATAATGCCAATGATGGACACAGCGGCTATACCGGTATTGGCAATTAACTTAAAGCCATCAGCCATGCCTTGTCCGGCTTTTGCGGATTGCTCTTTAAACTTGGCATCTTTGACTAACTCAACTGCCAAATCGCGCAAAACTGGCATAAATGCTTGGGCGATTTGGTTTTTTGCCCCTTGTACAGATAAGTTTAAAAGCTCAGTTGAGGTTTTTAATTCTTGGGTCGCACGAATGGTTTTTTCATCCATCATGGCACCGGCATTTTCGGCAGCAGTTGCCCAAAGGTCGAAGCCTTTGCCGCCGTCTTTAAGGTATGGGATTAGTGCTGATGCTTCATCCGCAACAGACTCCATGTAAAAAATCATTTCCGACTGTGACAAATTGGCTTTTTGCAAGCTGTCAAAATACAACTGCAACGCGTCGGGACCTGACAAATTGCGGAATTGGTCGGCAGTAACTTTGACTTGCGGGGCGATATTTTCAAAAAAATCCGCCATTTCGCCGCCGCCAGTGGTCAGAAAATCACCGACTTTATCCTGCGTATCTTTAAAGATATCGCCCAATTTATCAGTCTCAATACCCATGCCCTTGGCAGCGACGACATATTTTTGGATATTTTCGACGGTGGTGTTTGCTATGTAAGCTGTTTTTGTCAGCTCAGCAGTCATCTCGATTTGGTTTTTGATGAGCGCCCCAATGGCTACACTAGCGACGCCAACGGCGATGGCAACATAGCCATACGCTGTTTTGGCTTTATCTGCAAAACCAGTGGTTGCACGCTCTTGTTGTGCAATCAAGTCAACCTGTTGCTGCGCATTTGCGCGCGCTTGAGCCAAATATCGTTGCTCATCGGCAGTATTAAATCGCGCGGCACGAATACGCTCGACTTCGTCAGTCAATGCCATTTCGATGCGGCGATGCTCAGACGCATATTGACGCTCGATTTGCAGACGTGACTGGGCTTGTTGTTGCTGTTCGCGTTGTAATTGTGCGGCAGCTCGTCGACTGGTGGTGCTGACGTTCTGAATTTCTTGTTGAAAACGGGCAGAGTTAGCACTGATTTCAATGTCTAGACGTGATAAGACAGCCATTTTCAACTCCTTAATTTTGGGCAATAAAAAACCCACTACTTGAGTGGGTTTTTTACAATGTGGTTTTCAATGTTTCCATTCGAGTCCAGCAATATCAAAATCAAACTGAGTGCGAGGCTCTTGGAAAAATGGCGCTTCAATAATAACTTTCTTGGATGTTTTTAACTTTTTAATAAAGGCATCTTCACCCGACGCCAAAAAGACGACGTCATTTTTGCCAGCATCTGCTTCATTGACCGTGTAAGTTTTCACAGCTTCATTATCAAATTTAACCGATATTTCGCATCCATCATAGCTGCAATGAAATTGCCCCTTATCAATACTAAACATCACATCATTGCCATCACCTTTGTTGCGAATTATGATATGCAAGTGTGATTCGCCTTGATAAGGGAATTGGAAATTTGCGCTATTTAACGATGTTGCATTAGCAAAATAGCTAGTATTGCCACGCATTTTGTCAACGTCGCTGTCATAGCGCCAGTTTGATGCAGTCGTTGGCTTTTCGGTTGGTGTTGCTTGGGCAACTGACGCATTGTCTGTTAATGGTTGAGCGGTGTTTTGCGTAGTTGTTGGCTGTGTGGATGTTTCGCCACTACATGACTTAACCATTGCCCAAACGATTGAGAATAAAATAATACCTACAATGATGTTTAAAATCGGTGATGAGCGTTTTATTTTTGCCCCACAATTTGGGCATTGTGTGGCATTCTTACTGACTTGATGACCACAATCTTTACATGTAGTTAATTTCGCCATGCTGTAATCCTTTCTAGCAACAATCGTGTAAGATTACAGCATAAAACAAAAATCAAATTTCATCAAACAACATTTTAGTCATTGCCTCGGTTTCAGCTCTTAGCCGCTCAATCTCAGCTTCGCGCTCACGTTCAGCAGCGACCTCAGGCGATACTGGATGTGGATCAACAAACAGATAGTCTTTTAACGGCATTGGCTCGCCGCCCATCCACTGCGTTGCCAATTGCAATAGTTTTGCAAACTGGGCATCCATCCGATAATTGCCAAACGGGTCAATGCGGTCATACGCTATCCACTCTATCAACTCATCGTTTGATAGCTCATTGGATAGCTCATTGACCGTCTTGCCCAATTGCATGGCTAACTTAAACAAAAACCGCCGATTAGGGCGGTTTAGGAGTTTTTTTCGGCTTCATCCACTTTTTCAACCGTGATGCCGTTGTATTCGTTGTACGCGTTGAATACAGGCATGACGATACTTGCTGGATAGTTGGCGATGGCAGCGATGTCTTCGTCTTTATACAGGCGCTCGCCTTTTTCATCGACCACGGCATTGGCAAAAATCACTGCGCGAAATGGCTGCTTGTTTTTGTTTTTACCAAAACTTGCATCTTCCATTGCTTCGCGCTCAGCGACGGTTTGGATTTTGACATTGACGTCGCCGCCCAATGCGGGTACATACACAGACTTAAACGACACTTGAGAGGCGGCGGCGATTGCCGATGCGATAGCAGCTTTTGATAATAGGGCCATGATAATATCCTTGATTTATAGGTATTTAGTGGGTTAAAAGGTTAAAAGATTGAAAGGTCAAAAACCCAGCGTTATGACTGGGTCAATGATGTGGTGATTGGTGTCACATTTGAAATGGTAAGCGTGCCTTTTTTACGCAGTTTTTGCGTTTTGGTTTCGGTCACTTCTTCCCAGCTCATTAACTGTGCATCAAAAGTCTTACCTTGCTTTGCTTCGACCAGCCAATATTCAAAATGCCCGTAGCTATTGTCTTCAAACATTTCGTCAAGTTTTAAGTGGGTTGGGTCTTTCGGGTCGTATACCACTTCAAATTCAATATCACCATTTTTCTTAAAGTTGACAATCGCATACTCTTCCTGACGATCATCAGTATCCGTGATTTCGTCTTTGACTTTCTCTTGAGTTGGCGGTGCAGCTTTTTGCAAGTGAGGGATTTTTTTATAACCTGTTTTGTCGCCGACAGTGTCGAGACCAAGGGTATAAAAACTATCAACTAAATTTTCTTTTGCCATGTGTTAGCTCCTAAAAGGTTGTACCCCAGACATGGACGTCTAAGGATTGGCGGAAAATCTTTGGGTTGGGGTCAGGAATAGATTGACGGCTGCCAATCTCGGCTTTAATGTTATTGAGCGCATTGATGACTTGTAGCATCAACACGTCAGTATCGCCATACGATGGGCTATACACATCAATTTGCATCAAGGCGTATTCATGCCCTTCAAAGCCATCATTACTGTTTTCCGGGTTGCTAGATACTAACGTATAGACAATATAGCTTTTCCCAGCAATGGTCTTAGATTGGCTTTCAGGGACAATGACAGGATAGACGCGCCCAGCAACAAGCGGACTTAATGTCTGAAAAATCAATTTGCTTGCGTTCATGGGCTGCCTGTTAATTTGTCAATGCGCTTGTGCATTTCGTCTTTAAAGCGCTCAACCACTTGCTGCCAAGTCTGCTCAAATGCGGGTCGTAAAAATGGTATAGCTGCCATGTTTGAGTTGCCATGCTCGACAAAATGCCAATAATAGGGGTATGGTGCAGCGCGGTTTTTTTTGCCGACACGGATAGTGACAGTTGGGTCAAGCCGGTCTTTGAGTCGTTGGCGCTTGACGCTGTTTTTCATGGTACCAGGTTGGATAAGCGTATATTCACCGGTCTTGCTGTTGCGTAAATTATGCGCAGCTTCGGATACTGCTGCATTTTCTTTGGCTTTTTTCATCATGGGCAAAGATGCTGCCATAAGTGACTGCTCAATGACTTTGCGCTTCATGACGTCTGTGAGTTCAGCAAGCTTGTCGTCCAGCTCGTCAAGTCCTTGGATTTCAAAAGTAGTGTCAATCATGACTTGGTCAACATTAGGGTTAAATATTCTTTGCCAGTTTTATCGTCAGGTAATGGCATGCCATCAATGTTATAAAGCGTGCCTTCGTGTATTACCTGCATGGTTTCGTCGATATCACGACGGTACCGGATGACGCATCGAGCCACAACTTTACTGCCTTCGGCTTTTGATGAAACGATTGCATTAACTGATAATGGCTTAAAATCCGCCCAAAGCGTAAGATGGTCTTGCCAATCGCCTACAGGCTCGCCATAGTCGTTGGGAGTATCAGTCTGTTTTCGGATAATAATGCGTTGTCGCAATTTGCCAGCTGCTAAAGCCATCTAAACCCCCATATCTATTCGAAATGGTTGCAAATGATGCTTCGCCCCCATGGGCAATTCTGTCACTGTGCTTTCAACCGTATTTTCACGGTTTTTATATAATTCGCCCAAAATCAACAAAATCCCAATTTCAATCGCTGGATTTACCACAATACCCAGTATTGCCATTTTTGCTTGAAAGAATTTAGTCTGATTGATGTTGGTTTGCAGTTTTAACAGGACTTCATTGGCCTGACTGGGAAGAGTGGTCGAACTGACTTCAGCCAATGCTCTAATATCGGCCGCAGCTTGTATTTTGGCTGTTTCCAATTCACCTGCAGTAGCATATAACCGCCGATTCATGAATTGTTCAGCGGTTTCAATGGCAGAAGCGAGCTTACGCTCAACCTGTGGCTGATCATCCGGATTAGCATACACATGCTGCATGGCAACTTCGATTGGGATGATGCTCATCTTTCACCTATTTGGCTTCAGGTTCTTCTTTTGCAATGGTTTTACTTGTGGTTGCCTTAGCTTTGGTCGTTGCGGCGGGTGATTCGGGTTCTGTTGCGTCCACCGCTTCATCACCAGCTGCTTGAAATTCTTTTTCGTCAGATTCTTCGACGTAACCTTTAGCGATCAGCTCTTTACCGTGGATATCATTGACCTGCATGATCACGCCAGCGGCAATCACTTGTGAGCCAAACATCAAAGGTCGCATTGGTTTTACAAACATGATTTTTCTCCAAATAAAAAATGCAACGACTATTACATCGCTGCATTTTTAGGATTAATTTGAGTTTTTGTTGCGAATACTAGAAATTACGCATTAACTGCCGTTAAAGCCGCTGCGAAATCACCATAGATGAACGCTTCAGGACGTTTAACAGCGAGTGCTAAACGCTCTTCACAGCGAATGGTAATCATGTTCTTTTCAAAGTCATCCGCATTTTCGGTAGAGATAACTACATTGGCATCTTCACGATCGAACAGCTGAGCACCGTAAGCAAACGAACCTGTTAAGAACTTACCTTTAAACGCAGGCAAATCGGTATCAACAACAGGTAAGCTCCATAGGGTAGGGCCTGCAAGTCCCATTGGATTAGCCAAAATGTAGTTGCCTTGGCTGTTTTTGGTCATTTCAATCTTGCACCACTCAATCATATCCATGACCGTGCCAGTCGCTGGTAGACGAGCCAATGCACATTGCAACATCGCCAAGCGGATGATATCAATGTTGGTTGCTTTGTCCTCTGGGTTGAAAGGTGCAGCGAATTCGGTGGCTTGAGGAATGATACCTGTCAAGTTTGCATCCAAGCCATTACCAAATAGAATTTGGTCTTCTTCAGCTTGTTTTAGACCAAAACGCATTTCAGCATCAATAGTCGAGGCTAATTGGGAAAAGTCATCCAAGATTTGCTTAGATCCCTTAAACAAGTGAGCAATGGTCGCCACTGGCGTAATTTTGCTAGAAAAGGTAATTTCACTATATGGCTTAGTCGTATTTTCTTTGACCGCCTTGGCGTTATTGGTAAAGCCAGTTTGTTGCACCCAAAAAATCGCATTGCTTTCAGTGCGACCCGGTGAAATCAAATCACGGATAAACAAACGACGGCCCGGCATACGGTCAATACCTGGTACGCGAGTTGGTTCGATAATGCCGTTTGGCACGTCTGGCGAAGTCAATGCACCTTGAACACTAAAGCGGTGACGCTGACCTTGTTCAAGGTTTGCACGGATGTCTTTGATACGGTCTGAGTTATCGACCACCATTTGACCAGGCGTTTTAATTGACTCGGGTACACCGCCATTTTTACCGCGGGCAAACAGTTGTACCGCTTCGCCAAGCTCAGTCTGTAAAGCGTTTTGGGCAACCGACAAAGCGTTAAACTCAGTCAATGCTTTATCGACTTCATCTTTGGTTTTTTGGGATAGTTCGCCAGCGTTCTTCGCTTCTTTTAGGGCGTTTTCAGCCTTAGGTAGCAAATCTTCATTGGCCTTTTGAAGGTTAGCGTTTACCTGCTTGAGCAGTTCAGCTACGTTTACGTTTTCGTCCATACTGCCTCCTAAAATGACAAAACCCGCTCAATGGCGGGTATGGATGGGTAATAGTTAAGTAGATTAAGTTGTTAGCTGCTTTAGCTTTGCGGCGGTCGCTCGCAAATCACTCAGCACATTTTCTGGGACAGTAGCGTTTTGCGTACTGGTTGTGGTAGCGTTTTGCGTACCTGATTTGAGTTCGTTAAATAATGCACGGCGTTCACTGCGTGGAATACCTTGCATTGCCATAATGGTATCGATGCGTTTGGCGGCATTTGAGGCGTTATCAGACTTGTTGCTATCAGTGGTTGTCACGCTATCCGATGGTAGATACCCATCAGCAAAGCCAGTTTCTACTGCTTTTTTGCCTGTAATCCAAGTTTCGGCATCCATCTGATCTGCAATTTCACCCACATCAATACCTGTGCGAATATGGTAAATATCAGCAATCGTTTCATCGACTTGAGCCAAAAAATCAGCGACTTCGAGTAAATCGTTTCGGTTGCCCGCCGACCATGTCCAAGCGTTATGAATCATAAAAAAGCCCGCTCGAGCGATTTGGATTTCATCTGCTGCCATTGCAATGAATGAAGCAGCTGAAGCGGCTACCCCGATAATTTTTACCGTAACCTTGCCCGCATGTTCACGAAGCAAGTTGTAAATCGCCAAGCCTTCAAAGACATCACCGCCAGGGGAGTTGATGTTAATTACAACATCATTATTTGAGCCAATGCGTTTTAGGGCTTTTTGGATATTGGTTGCCGTTGCACCTTCGCCCGTCCACCAGTCATAGCCAATAATATCCAGGATATTAATCACATTATCCTGCTCACCATCGCTCGAAGCTCGGATATTTCTATCCCAATGCTGCATTGCCTTGGCAGAGATTTCAGTATTTGCCTGTGGTTTTTTATACTCAGGGGCTTTTGGCACTTGATTATTTTTGCTCATTTGCGATTCCATAGTTTTGACCGACTTTATCGACACCAATCAATGCCGCTTGTACCGTGTAGATATCACCGCCTTCAATTGGCGGTAAATTTTCAAGCCGTCGCACTTCGTTACGGCTCATCCAGCCATTATTTAGGGCGCTGTTATAGTATTCGCCACGGCTTTGGCTATCCGCTCGTAACAAGCCTTCAACGGCAAATTCAATCTTGATGATATCTCGTTCAGCGGGTTTTAATAGATCCTTCATTAGCTGCTGTTCAATATTGACAAGCAGCGGTCGGAAGGTATATTTCAACGTGTTCATGTCTTGGGCTTCAGCTGATGATGCCCAACTGCTTGCTTTGTCCATGTGCCCAATCATGTAAGGGGCAACCCGAAACCAACGGCAAATCTCTTCAACACTAAATGAGCGAGTTTCAAGCAACTGCGACGCTTCAGGATTTAAACTGATATTCTGGTACTTCATGCCTGCCTCGAGTACCATCAGCTTGCCAGCATTTTCACTTGAGGCATAAGCACTCATACTATCGCCAAGTACTTTACGCTGTTCAGGTTTTAAAAGTGTGTCGGTACTTAATACCCCCGATAACTGCATGCCTTTTTTGAAAAACTTGCCCGCCGACTGTTCCGCAGCCATTGCATTGCCCATGGTCTCCCGACCTTGCAAAATCGGTGATAAACCTACGACATCATCCACACCAAACCCACGGATATGAATCATTCTGTCTTCAGGAATAATGCGTTGTTTGCCGTCTTTTGTTACAAGATACTCTAAAGCACCTGTAATCTTATTTCTTTGTGGCTTAACGGTTTGCGGTAGTAGAGGCTCGAGGGCAGATAATTTACTACCAACAAATATTTTTTCTGTATAGGAATTACCCCGCATACAGATACTAGCGACCATAATCAGAAAGAAACGGCTGGAGGTATATTCTGCGTGTGGTGACTGGGTCAAAAGCCAATGCAAAGGATGGGTTTTATCAATAATTCTGGTACCATCTTTTTGGGTGCGATAAATACGAACTGGCAATGTAGATACGGTTTCGCTCAAGAATCGCACACATGCCCAAACAGTTGATAATTGCAATGCAGAATCAACCGTTACTCGTTGACCACTGCTACTATTACCAAGCCCTATCAATTGAGCGACTTGTGTGGCAGATAAGTTGGTAATCTCTGGTGAAACTCCCATCCATTCTAAAATCGCAGCCCGTATTGGACCTATTTTATGTTTCATAAGCCCACCATAATCGTGTTATTAATATATTCGTCTAGGTCGTCGCTACCGCTACGGTCGTGCACCATCGCTCGACCCAATGCCATGATAAGACCCACTACGCCATCAATCTTGTTTTCTGCTCGTTCTTTGTTGGGATAGATATTTTCTTTTTTATCCATCTGAGCGACCACGTTTGACATCATCCAAGTTAGGATAGGGCAGTCCCCATGAGCTAATAGCTTTTTCAGGACTTTAGCTTCTAACTCTTTCATCGGCTCACTCATGTTTTGGACGGTATGGCGCATTTCGACCATTTCCATACCTTCTTTTTCCATCTCTTGAGCTAACTGTGTTGCTTGCCATGGATCATACGCTACCTCTTTGACATCAAAACGCCCTGCAAACTCTCGCAAATCGTCTTTTATAACTTCAAAATCAACAACTTCACCCATCGTCAAGGTGAGTAATCCTTCCGTGTCCCACTGTTGATAACGTTCAAAATTAACATCTAATGCCTCCAGCACCCGTATATCTGGCAGATAATAGCGTGCATGGACGTGGTAAAACGGGTCATCATCAACAGGCGGGAATAGTAAAATAGTAGCGACAAGGTCAATTTTGGTCGCCAAATCAAGCCCGATGTAGCAAGGGCGACCTTCAAGTTCATGGAGTGGCTTGCGTTCTGGAGCAAGTTTCCACTTTGCCATGTTCATCCAGGCATTTTTAGCACCGACCCATTCGTTCAAATGTTTCGTACGAAAAACTGCCTGTTTTGAGGTTGACTGTTTGGCATCACGTTGGCGAGCCTTTAAAAACTCTCCGCTAACCGACACATCATAATTTGGATTCGCCTTTTGCAAGGCAATATCACTTGTCCAGTCGTCATCAACGTCTTTACCAAACAAGATTGCCCAAAGGTCAGGCGTATCAAGCGTGCCTTCAAGCATTTTTTCGGCATCACGCACCATGAGATAGCACGGACCGCCGATATTACTGCCCGCTGTCGTGATGACCAACATGACAGGCTCTTCACGAGCTCCCATACCTGTTTCCATGGTGTCATACAGGGCATCATCTTTATGTTCGTGGTACTCATCGACGATGGCACATGATGGACTTGCACCATCACCAGGATTACCAATGACAGGTTCAAAGCGGCTGCCGTCGGATAATCGACTCATATTTGAGGCATTCACCTCAACGGCGTAATATTCTTTGAGCTCAGGCGTTCGCTCGACCATCAACTTGGCTGGGCGGAATACCTCCCATGCCTGTTTCTCGGTTGTCGCTCCGCTGTAAACCTCTGCACCAAACTCACCATCCGCCACAAACATATAAACGCCCAAGCCTGCAGCGATTGCCGACTTGCCATTTTTACGACAGACGAAAATAAGGATTTTGGTGTAACGGCGTTTGTTATCTTTCTTTTTCAGCCACCCAAAAGGGGTGCAACAAGCGAATATTTGCCATGGCTCAAGCGTGATTTTCTCGCCATTCGCCGCCCATTTGCCCTTTGTATGGGGCAATAGCTGGATAAATTTAGCGACCTTTTCGGCTTTGGCAGCATTGAATTTGTAAGGAAAATCCTTGCTTTTTGATTTGGCTTTATCATCGATGTGTCTTTGACAAGCCAGCTTTATCCATTTGTTGGCAACAATTTTGCCCGCTACCACGTCACGGACATATTTTTCAGCCTTTGCGACGTTTGGATAGTTGGACATAATTTACAAATTTGTTTCTAATTCAGCAAATGCGTTTTTCTTTTTTTCTTTGCCTGCTGAACCGGTAAGCCTTGCACGGCTTGAAGGGTCGAGACCAAGCAAACTACCAAATTGTACCATCTGTTTTTTTGATTCATTGATTGCAGTCAATGCAGGATTCTTTGATAGACTCCCCATCGCACTCATTACCAAAATACCATGCTCATCGACCGCCGCCTCTGCCTCTCGCCATCGAGCATAGGCCATGCAAAACGATTCGACATTGTGCAAATCTGCCACGGTCAAAATCTTGTTGGCGATCAGCTCTGGCATAATCGTCTGCCACATTGTAGTCGCCAAATCATTCAACCATTCTGGCGGTTCAGCGCCCATCAACTCAGTGAATTTTGGTTCATCATCATTGAGCTTGCGTTTACCAGGATTACCTTGTAATTTCTTAAGGGCAGTTGGTTTAGGCTTGCGACCACGCCCTGAAACTGTCGCAATACCACCCATGTTAAGCAGTCCTTAATTCAGTTTTCAATTTGAAGTTCAAACTTTTAATTTCGCGGTTGTAAAAATTTAGGGAGGGGCGCGGTCACCAGGGGTTTGCCCTCTGAACTTTTCACCCACCCCCGCTACCAGCGGCGGATTCAGCTTGAGTTTTGGCCTTGTGACAAGGCTTACAAAGTGCCTGAAGGTTGTCGATCTCATCGGTGCCGCCTCCTGCCTTGTTGACGATGTGGTCAACGTCGGTAGCTGGCGTGATGCGTCCTTTGGCTTTGCATGCTTGGCATAGATACCCATCGCGCTCAAGGACTTGGGCACGTAGCTTACGCCAAGCGTAACCATAACCGCGCTCAGTCGTATTGCCTTTGACTTGCTGGCGCTTTGACCAGCCAGTGCGTTCGCTCGCGTGTTCATCACAGTAGCCTTGCTGACTACGTGATTTGACTAGGTTAGGGCAGCCATAGTGACGGCATGGTCGTGACATCAATACACCTGTACTAATAATAAAAAAAGCCAGCCATGTGAGGATTCATGGCTGGCAAGGTAGTTGGCAAAGTCTGTAGGAATCGAACCTACGCATGCGGGTTTGGAGTCCGCTGTTCTACCACTGAACTAAGACCTTAAATTTAAAAGCTCTTTAGGGAGCCAAGCTCTACTCACAAATTATTGTTCGCCTAACACACAAGGCTAAAGAATAATTTATTTTCGTCAGTTAGTAGGCGGCGTGACTAAATCACCTAATCGGATGGATTTACGCTAAGGTGTGTTCTACAAGTTGTCATCTTGCAGGCTATAAAAAACCGATATGCAAATACACACATCGGTTAAAGTCGGCTATTATTTGTTTTGGGTTTGCCCCGTACTGTTCTACATAACCCACCTCGCTTAGCAAGTTAATCGGCGATAAACAGGCAACAAAAAAGCCACTGGCGATTAACCGGTGGCTTTAGATAAAATTTGACTCTATACGAATGATACCTTCTAGGGATTCATGCGTCAAGTGATATCATCAACATCATCAAAATCTTTTGTATCGCTAAAGTCTGAGTAGCGCACAGTGTCAGCAAAACCAAGATTAAAACCTTCATTAAACGATGCCATGTACTCACGCATGGCGGTTGCATCGGTATCAAGTACTGCTTTTAATTCGTCAGATAAGATACATTGTTGAGTATATTTGCCGAACGCAAATCCATGACCAAATGCATCTTCTTTTACTTTATCGATATCCATTGGTTGTGACCTTTTATTTTATTTGAGACTTATATTTTTGCACATCATCATCAACCGCGCCAGCCAAATCCTTGATGATATCAAGCATCAATCTTTGGTACGGTAGCATCTGATTGCTGTAAGTTTTATCTGGCATATTAATCCCACTAAACACCAAGCGCCCTTGCACAGTGTAAAGTTCCCACAAATCATACAGAGTGAAATAAAGCACCATCTGCGCCATCTTGCCTGCCATCTCGTCGATAGAGTAGGGGCAGCCTTTAGGCATAGCTTTTTTATCCGCTCGAGCTTGGGCACTCATCTTGCCCGCTAAATGATGGGCAACAATATCAAATTGGTCTTGATCATATCCCCAGATAAGTAAGCTTGCCAACGCACGTGCCGGCTTGGACTTAATCATGGCCACAGCTGCGCATCGGTCCTCCCATGTAACCTCAGGTGTGCCACCACCTTTGCCAATATCAAACCTGACCGTTTTTGCATGCATGGTTGACTCTAGCCATTCAAGCGCCTCAAGATTCAGTAAGCGACTTTGACCAAAACGTTTCCTCAAAATATCACTCTTCATTTATTTTTCCTTTGCTTACTGTGACGATGTTTTTTAAATTTTGACTTTCTTTTACGTTCTTTCAATTCAAAGCTTTCATCAAGTAATTCTTTGACTTCCATAAGCGTAAAAGGTTTGCGCTGGTCAAACTTGGTGTAGTTCATAGATTATTTATATCTGCCTTTACGCCACTAACCTCACGATGACAATCAGATTGGGCGCTTGCCAAATCCACACCGATTGACCATACATATCGATGAGTTGGTAACTTATTTAACTCTGACTCATCAATATATATCCCTTTCTTTGAAGACTCGAATATAGATAAAGACGCCACTTCATCAGCCCATGCTTTCGATGGTTTTATTTTTTGCTCACCCTTATTATTCATAATCAAGTCATTAATCCAAGACTTACCAGCCCGGTTCCCGCGTGATATTAGTGGGCGCCCCCAAAATGTTGGTGTTGGATTGCAAATATCATCTTCGCTTGGCGTCTTTATCTCATTCATTTTCATAAACTGTTTAACGTTGTCCATGTACTCATCAAGGCGTCTGACCTCCCATCTATTAACTAGTACTGCCAATAATTCATTTTCTTCTTCAAGAGTGAGTTTTCGCTTGGCGCCAACCAACGAGAAGTCCTTGCGATTTGAAGAATAGAATTTCTTATTTGAAGGTTTACGCTTTCTTGACATTGGTTTTCTCCGATTTAGCTTTAATGACTGATTTAATCTCCGATGGTTTCTTTGGCGTCTTGATCATACCTTTGGTTATCAGGCGGTGATACTTCCATGTCATCATGCCAGCATCGCGGGCGTGCTCGCTGCATCGCTTGCCAGTCCAACCAGTACGTTCACGAAAGTCTTTCTCGGTCATCTTGGTTAAGCCTTGCAAGTGGGCAGGCGGTACTAGCAAGTAGGGGATATCGTAATACTCGCAGAACTCTTCCCAGATTGCGCCATCACGATTGACTGAGCCAACACCTTTAAGACGCTCACGTCCTACATCATGGCATACCCATTTGCGCTGGCGTGTGTCTTCGATGCAGACTATAAATTCATGACCATAAACTGGGCATGATGGATTAAGCGTACCCTGATAAGTTTGCATGACAACTTGCTGTGCTTGAATGATGCCCAAGGTCTCAAGCTCTGTAATTGCACCATTAAAGTTGATGGCAAACCCTGTCTTGGTGCCAGTATCGATGCCGATAATTATCATACAATCACCGCCTCAAGCTTTTTGCTAATCAACATAAACAGCTTATCCCTATCTTCGCTTTCGTTAGGATTAAAGTAATGTGTAGATTTACTGCCGTTTTTTAGGGTAATTATAATTTTATACCCAGTTATCTTGCGGACGGGTTTGTCCTTCCCATCTAAATCCATTTCGCTTTCTGTCAGAGAACTAATACAAATAATTTCGTCGATTGAAAGGATTGTTGAACCTATGTGTATAAATTTATTCATCGTTTGCCTGCAGCATCGCTTGAGTTAATTTAGAAAGTTTCATTGGTTTTCGCTTAAAGACCGGTGCTCGATGCTCACCAATGTACGCAACCTGACACCGACGGCAATTGCCAAGCAAGATTTCAGAAGATTCTCTTAATGACTTGCCACACTTGCATTTTCCCAACATATTAGTTTTCATCCTTATTCAAAATTAAGTTACCCATTTCATGATCAATCGCTAATCCGTTATCTTGCCAGCCGCGATGCCAGTGAAAGTACTGGTCATAGTAGGGATTGTCTTTGACTAATCTAATTTTGCCTGACCACTGCTTTTGCCTGTGCGCGTCTTCAATACGCTGCAAGGCAAAGACTTGATAGCCAAGAGTAGTTAGCGCTTTCATAATTCCACTATGTCAATTTGCTTGATTGGCCTAGTCTTGTAACTGTTGCCGCACCCACTCGTTCAAAATTAAGCAATGATGCAGCCATTGCCTTGCCCAAAGAATTTACTGCCTTTAGCTTTTTATCAATATGATTTATATCAAGCGCCAACCTTTCAAGGTCTGCCACAATATCGGCTTGCGTATATCGGTCTGGCACAAAAATAGGTAATTTTCTAAGCCGATTAATGTCTATTTCTACTATCGTTTGGCAGTTGTGAAATTCTCGAATCTCACGCTCATGCTTTTTTAGATAGTGATATAAATAATCCTTGAATATCATTGTTTTTGGATCTATAACCAAACACGTTTCTGATGCCCAGATTGGTTCTCGCCATCTGTAAATTTTACCGACCGTGCCCCTGATGCTAATAGTAACGGTGTCATCACCTGTATTTGCCTTATCCGTGTAGCCAGTGGGTTTTTTACCGCTGCCAATAATGGGAATATTGCCATCGGTTTTTTGGCAGTGTTTACCCTTCTTTAAATCCGCAACATCATCAAGCGTTAGCCACATAGCAACTCCCTTTGTTCTTTGCTGTAATACTCTTTTTCGTACTTAGCGATAAGCTTTTTGACTTGGTTAAAAAACTGAGGCAGTCCGACCTTTGCGCCCATCATTTCCCATAGCATCAGTTGGTTTTTGATATGTAACTCCAACCCATCAATATTCATTTGATTAAGTTGAATGTTCATCTGGTCGATATCGGCTTCTGTGTATTGGTACTCTTCAACAATCACCCTAGCAGTCTGCCAACGGTATTCGTCATCAAGTTGCTTAGTTTCAGTTACAAGCGTTTCTTTGGTTTTGCAGTCATAGATTGATGCTTGATAACTGTTATCGGTTTTTTGCTTGTCAATCACCAGTAACAACACATCAATTTGCGTATCTTCAAACGCGTTTTGAATGGTATTAATTTCGGCTAATTGGTTGCCAATGAGTTCACGCATTTTCTTTTCAGTATTGCGGTAAGCCACGCCACAAAAACAAATGTGAAAGGCGTAACGACTGGTATAGTTCAGTGACTTTAAAATAAAAATATCATCAACAGCGCCCGATTTTTTCCATGAAAACTCGGCTTGAATCGCTTGCTGTTCATTCTCAGATAGTTCCTTAAACTTCATGCTGAAAGGTGGATTCATCACTACACAATCGGCGATAACATCATTATCAAACTCAAAAAATGACTGATTAAAAATCACTGACGTTGGGTAGTTTTTCTTTACCGCTTCACAGCTTTCCGCTTGAATCTCTACGCCATATAACAGCTTAGGCTCAATGTACTGTTCAAGTTGACCGCTGCCACACGCCCCATCAAATACGGTAGGATGTTCGCCACAATAGGCTTTTACTTTTTCAGCCAAGTATTGGCGCAATTCTTGACCAGTGATGTACTCAGCATATTTCTTGGCTTTTTCTCGGTTGTTGTGTTCGACAAATTTGCTCACGCCACTACCCCCGATAATTCATCTTTCAGAATTTGGTATGCCTCGGCGAAGGTGTAAAATTTACCCATCTTCTCAGTAACGGCTTCAAAGGTGCCTTTGGCGTCCATACCCTCAAGCGGCATGTAATTTTGACCATAAGCGCTAAACATACCAGGTAACTTTTTGGCTGGCGCTACAGGTGCATGGCTTGGGTGATATGTTTGGTCTGACTGGCTAGATTGACGGTAAATCTCTGGCAAATCGTCATCATGTACCACAGGTGCGGCTACTGCTTGCTTTGACGCATGTTGCTTATTGGCTAAAATCTTGAACCAATCGATAAACTTGGTCATCCGGTAGTTATCATCGATCAAAGATACTTTGCCTTGAGCTGCAAGGTTGGCATTGTAGTTTTTGAACTTCTGCGCTTCAGCTAAGTACAAGTCATTTGGTAATGCCATGTGAATATCATTGTCCTGCAGAATTTCAATGAAGTCTGAGTACTCAGGTTCTACCCAATCACGAATGTCAAAATTTTGCTCGCGCGGTGTAGTGTTGTTTTTATCTTGGTTACTGGTTACTGGTTCTTGGTTATTGGTTATAGCGTCATGAAATGCGTTACTTTCAGAATTTCCAACGTTACCAGTTTCGTTACCAACGTTACCACTAACGTTACCCAAGTTAGTGCCAAAAAAGTTACTGTGTAATTCTCTTAGCGTCTTCATATCTGCATTAGGGTCGAAGTCAGCGCCTAAATCTTGTAAGTCTGCAATGATTTTTTTGCGCTCAGCTTTTGATTTAGCGGTTCTTTCTGCCTGCGTTAAAACGTTACCTTTTTTGTGATTAGTATCGTTTTGAACGTTACCACTAACGTTACCAACGTTACCGATATCGTTACCAGTAACGTTACCCTGCGTTACCTCTCTTGTATGGTCATATACGCGTCCGCCGTTTGCATGATGATAGTTTTTGATTTCGTTATCGATGCGGGCGTGGTGATAACATTCGACTGTGTCACCAGTTAGCTTGAGTTTTTTGACTTTGAAAAACTCAGATAGAACAGACTGCAACGCTTGGCGCTCATCGTCAGTTTTGAGCATTAACACACGTGCGATGTAGTCAATGTCATTGGCTGGCATTGGACGCTCGTTGAGATAGTACCAATCGATTAGGCTGCGATAGATATAGTGCTCAGTTGGTGTAAGGTGGGCAGTGTGGCTACGATAGTCGCCAATGTTAAAATTATAGAAATACATCACGCCACCTCTTTAGATTTAAGCATTTTTGCAATATGAGTAATGCCTTTTGGGGTGAATTTAACGCGGGGCGCTGAGCGGTCCCGACCATCACCACCAACGAAGGTATTAAGTTTTTCGGTCATCATGCCCGCATCGATGCGATGAGAATAGGCATGCAACACGCCAGCATCATCGCGGTACATGAATCGACTGGTGACCGGCTTATTCTTATCGATACACCAGGCCACAAATTCGTTTTGACCCATGCCCACGGCTTTGGCGGCTTCGCGGATGCCAAGCGAGCCTGTAGAATGACTGATTGCTTCAAGTGCTTGCGCCTTGGGTTGTAGCTCAGCCACTTGAGCAATGGCTTGTTGTTGGCGCTCCATGGCATCTGCCCATGCACGTGCAGCTTGTACTGGGTCAGCAAAGTTGGGTAGGGCATTGTTTTGGGTTTCAAGCTCTTGCCAGCGATCAATGACTGCAGCAGTAAATTCTGGAGATAGACGCGCAACGACAACAAGACTGTCACGTTTGTCTGATAAAAATTCTGTATACCATTGACCGTTTTGTGGGTGCATGTATTGGTGGGGTGTCGTAGATTTTACGATACCCCCATCTATCAAGCTTCTAATAAGTTTTAGCACATTGTCATGCGGTTTTTGGCAAAGCTGAGCAATCTCTCGGCTTGACATTGTTTGTGCTGTTTGTTTTAATATCGCTAAGTTATTCATTAATTACATCTCCTGTGATTAATACCAGAGCCCTAATGATTGCCGTCATTAGGGTTTTTTATTTTTGCCACACGCCTCTGTACTTTCTGTACCCAAGATCGGTTAAAACGCTTTGTAAAACTTCGCGGTTATTGAATCCTTTTAGTTCAGACTCTAGGATGCGCTTGCTATTCATTTTGACAATCTTGCTATGTATGACTTTATAAATTGCTGATTTATCATTTAGATTGACGCTAGACTGCATGACTTGCTTACAAGTCGTAGATGCATGGCTAGGTTTATGATTAGCAGACAGTAACTTATAGCTTCTAATAAAGTAGCCATCGTACTCTGGCATCACACCCATACCTTGTTTCGCAAGTTGTTTTTTTGCCTGATACATGTGTTGTTGTATTTTGATGCGATTACCTTCACCAAAATCCGGTAGAACCACTTCACCCTTTGTCAAAAGGGTTTCTATGATTTGGCTAGTAGTTACGGTTTGCATGGTTAATTACCACCTTGCTCAAGTGGCATCACGACATCTTTTGAGACAAGTAATCCATGCATGATAAATACATGGCTATCAGCATGGTCATGGCGGTGTTCATCCTGAGCATCGATGATATGAAGTGCTTTGGTGGCTTTATCTGCTTCAGAGCAACAAGTATCGCTAGTGTTATTGCAGAAGTTGCAAACTTTTTGATGGTTATGCGCCATTGATATCTCCTTATTTCTCTGGTCTAGGTGGCATAGGTGGTCGAGTCGCTTGGCGATAAATCTGTTCTGCATGATCAGCAATCCAAGCAATCGGATTGACCTTAGCGCCACACGTTAAGCAAGTGAGCTCATCATCTCGACGGTTAAAGCTGACGTTATGATGCAAGCAAGGCTGTTTGTCCTGGTGATGACGTGCAAAGTCAACTTTGACCGTGATGCCATCATCACTTGCATCAATGATGTACTGTGTGGCTGATTTGGTCATGATTTTGTCTTTTTGATGCACTCAGATAGTTTGTAAAGGTGCGACTGCAGTTGGTTGATGATGCTCAACATCTCTGCCTCTTCATTAGGGGTGATGACGCCGTCAGCCATCGCTCGATGAAAGGCTTGGCAGATATCGCCGTTTTTGCCAGTCGCCTCGAGTATCAAGCCAAGTACGTTTTCGCTGGTGATGTCATGCGTAGGTACTTGAGCAAAGACACAGCCAAGCTCGCCAGCCATCGCTTCAGCGATACGAAAATCACCGGTAAGGCTCATCATAGTCACGGCTTGGTCGATGTGTAGATGATGGGTGTCACAGTTTGGGTTGACTTTGTTGCGTAGGACCTGAGCGGACTTGATACCCATGCGGCTAGCCAGTTCTTCAAATCCATAATCATGTGCAGTGTGCCAGGCGGCGTCTTTGACGTTCATATTGTTTCTCGTTTATTGCTGTGAATTTAAACGTGTTTTTATTTTTACGCTGGGGTTATAGTTTGCTTATGCGGGTCGTTCAACGAATGGAGATTCTTCAACTTTCAACGGCTTTGGATCATCTGTTAAGAAATACTCTTGATAATCAACCTTTACTTGAGCAGGAATGCCGCGATGTACCCAGTTATTAACTGTGTTGTGTTTAAAATTGAAGAATTGAGAAATTGTTTTAACACCACCTAAGCGTTTGATAAGTTCTTGGTCGGTCATTGAAAAATTCCTAAACGTATTGTGAATAATAATACACGTTATGTGAAGTTTTAGCAATTATCTATGTGAAACATTTTATTCACGTCATGTGAAATAATAAAAGCACAGGAGAGAGCTATGTCAAAAGATATTCATCCAACTTTAGCTAGAGTTTATGAGATTTCAGGATTTACTAAACCATCACAACTCTCAAACTCATTAAATATTGGAGCGTCAACAATCACCAATTGGGCGAAGCGTGGCGTATCAAGAGATGGGGCTTTATTAGCCAGTGAAAAATTTGGCGCGTCAGCTGATTACATTTTAAAAGGGGCTAATCCATCAATTGCAC